GCGAGGATAGCGATAACAATCTAGGAGATTATAAACCGAGGTCAATTTCAGCCCCTGTAAATACTCCCTATGCTCCTATAAACCCCTTGGCTCCCCCTGCTTCTATGAGGCAGAAACAAGATCAAGAGAAACAAAAGGAGACAGGACAAGGTTCTACACAAGGTAATAAAGAGGGTATGTCAAATTATGACTATAACGCTGAAGATGTAGACAACTATAGCAGCAAATTTGTTCCGCAACCTGTTCAAAATGACACTATGGACTTACAGGACTTACAAGATGTGTATATGAATAATGAACAGGTGAAACGATATTTTAAAAATTTGGTTCCTAACTTTCAATCATCTACTCCTAATCAATCAGGAATACAATCATCAGGAGGAAATAAATCTACTAATACTGGTTCTAATGTTAATACTGCTAATTCTAGACAAAGCCAAAGCCATAATTCAAATATGTCCGATACAAACCAAGTGCTTGTTGATAAGCTGAACTATATGATTAATTTACTAGAAGAGCAACAAGACGAACGAACAAACAATGTAACCGAGGAAGTCATATTATATTCCTTTTTAGGCGTTTTTATTATTTTTGTTGTTGATGGGTTTGCTCGTGTTACTCGCTATACAAGATAAAGATAAAGATAAAGACAATGATATTTATAATATTTATTATAACAAATATTATATAATAAATTAAATTATAACATGTTCAGTAAGATAGAAATTGTCGTAGCTCGCTATAATGAAGACTTGCGTTGGACGAAAGAATATCCATTTAACCAATTCAAATATACAATATACAACAAGGGTTCCAATGATAATTTTACAAAACCGTCATTATATAGAGTGTTTCAGTTGCCAAATGTCGGCAAATGCGACCACACTTATTTATACCATATTGTAAATAATTACAGCACTTTAGCGCCTATAACCATATTTTTACCTGGTTCTCTAAAAATTCATTACAAAAAGGCAGTAGCTGTTAAGTTAATAAATAATATATTAAGTTGTAATAACGCGGTCTTTTTAGGTTTTGAAACATCAAATATCAAAGACACATTTAAGAAGTTTTGTTTAGATAATTGGTCATCAACATCTAATATTAATAAAACGGACAATAATAATTTGGACCTTGAAAAGGCATTATTAAGACCTTATGGCAAATGGTATAAACATTTTTTTAAAAATACAGTTGTTAAAAACTATTGCTTCATGGGCATTTTTTCTATTAACAAACTAGATATTATCAAGCACGATATCAGTAGATATATACAGTTGCTTAATTGCGTTAGCGGTCATTCTAATCCGGAAGTTGGTCACTATATCGAGCGCAGTTGGGCTGCGATTTTTCACCCGCTTTTAGCAACAAAATTTGTCCAGGTTTAACAGGAAATTTTGAATTAATTAACAATAAAAACCTTATCGGATTTAAATGGGCTGCGAGCATAATTATAAAAGAAATAGGCCGTTGGGCTTGTAGATAGAGGATGTGTTTTTTGTTGGATATTGTCTATAATATATTTATTATCGCTAATATCTTCGGCTGCCAAATAATGATAACTCGGGTTATCTAGTAATATTGCCCATAGAGCATTTTTGAAGCCTTGTATAAAGAGAGTTTTCGAAATTGTATAAGATTGTTGTGACGCAACAAGGTGAAGAATTTGTTTGCCTTTTTCGACGTTTGTACACGTCTTCTTAAATATATAAACGGCGTCAATCTCCATATCAGTAAGCAGCATGTAAATATACATGTTTTTGCTCTTAACCAGGCTTATTAAATTGGTCATTTCGGGAACAATCGTAATATCCCATTTATCAGAGTCATTTAAAAAATTATTCAAATAATACATGTTTTGACTGTCACCAACTAACAAAGTTGTTTTCGGGTTAAGAGCTGTTGGCGGCTCTGTCCAATTCTTCATATCGAAAATGAGTGTGTTATATGTGGTTAAGGGCACAATCCCTGTTAGTTCACCTTCTCTTTTAAACAGACTAACAGCTATTTTCTTGTTCAAATGGGATTGATTGTATTCATGTGTCTGTATCAACTGGGGCGCAATATTCTTCTTTCTGAAACCCTTTTTGACGCATAAATAGTCGACATAAAATACGCTGAAATTTATTGGACCTTGATTGGTTTTATAAATCGTCACGTTCAATGGTCTGCTAGTAATTGCTCCGATTAGCGTCTTGGTCTCGATTGTTTTATTTGTCTTCATATCAAGTAGCACATCCGGCTGCCAAAAAAACGAGAAAAATGACGGCGAATTGTGGCCTTCAAAATAGGGCATTATGTTCTCCTTTTCCGGAATAAATGTGTTCTCCTTGTCCCGCAAATAGTTAAGTTGAATTAGGTCTATAAAATCCTTTAACTTAACCTTAGACACTTTATCCGACAATATGGTCTCGATTTCCCTGAAATTTGTGTAACGGTTTTTTTCAGGCAATTCGTGCCGAATAATGCCTACATTGACGAACCAGTAATATACGTCATAAAAGTGGTAGACTGGTTGGGCAGCCCAAAACCGATATTTAAGTCGTATAAAAATGAAACTGATTATTAAAAATAGTAGTATGGAGTATATAAAATATAAAAGCATATTGTTGTTTTTATATTTTTTAAATATATTTTTAAAATATATTTTTTACACAGTTTGTATGTATTGTTTATAAATATTTTAAAAAACAGCTTAAAAATGTCTAGATATATTTATAAAATATGTACTCGATTGACGAATTAATACAACAATGTGGTAGACAAAATGCGATTTCTATTTTGCCTGGGTTATTTATCAAAATCAACACGTCTTCTGCTGAAGAGAAGAAACCCATTTTAGAATATGAATATGATGGAGTGTTTAGTATATCATCTTTTACTCTTACAAATACATTAATACAAGAATTAATACAAAAGAGTGCTCGAGACAACAAGCATTTAACTTATATGCTCAGTGATTTAGTTGCAATTGTAGCTTTATTTTACGATTGTAGGAACAGCATCGACGTATCTGATGTGGATTATATTGTATTTAGTTATTTGGGCGATTTTCAGTTGCGATTTAAAAATACGTGCGCCGTCGATAAGCCTTATGGTAAGGCATTGTATTTAGATATACAGTCATTACGTATTGCGCTAATTGATGAACACACGACGCAAATATGGCACCGAAATTATATGGTATTTAGAAATGGTGTTAAAATGATTGGTGGCTATTTTCTATTTAAGTATGCCGCAAACTTTATGGGATTTAATTGGAATTTTAGAAGAATGATTGGAATGTAAATAAAATATGTTGTTTATATAGGAATATAAATAAGATATGTATGGACCTAACAGATTTGATGATGAAATGGGAATACAACAAGCAGCAGAAGCAGAAGCAGAAGCAGAAGATAAAAAGCCCCAAAAAAGAACAAATGATGACAGGTCAATATTCTCAATAGAAAAAATACAAGAATTACAAGCAAAAGGTTACACGCCAGTTGAAACGGATTTGTTAAAAGACCCTGATGACATAGTGGGTGTTAAAATTCATAACTGGGCTACAGAACCCTTCCCTAAACCGAATATAGATGCTACAAGAGCCCTATTACAATCTATGTACGATGACCCAACAAACACTTTAGAATTAATTCTTGAATGTCATAATGGTTTTGAACAATCTCTTAAGGTTAATACACATGGACTAATAACAACTATTACTGGTGAAAAAACTAATAATAATAGGACATTTATTACAATTCCTGATAATATAGTTGTCATTTATACTTCACCACAAGAAACACTAAATTCAAGTCTAAGTAATTTAAATAATGAAATTGTGGGAACTATTTTAGAACCAAAAAATCATAATAAAATAGTTGAAGCAGTTGCGACAGGAAATGTGGATAAGCTATTTAATTGGGAAGTTCAATCACAAAGTAATGAAATTCGTCCTGAAAATAAAAAATGTATAATAGGTTGTGGAGTGTGTCCAAATTCAAAATTAAGTTTTATGGTTGACGACCCGGGAAAACTAGTAGGATGGCGCAGTGGCATTTTTAGTAGCGATGTTCCTGATAGAAATAGAAGATCATTTCGGCCAGCGTCATCTGAGACACCATCTAGACACACGATACCTCTTGCCAGTAAAACCTCTATAGGTAATTTATCTATTGGCCATGACCCATCCAAATATACATTAAATCATCAATTTCAATTATTAGGTAGCACAGCTGAAGCTATAGAAACTGAGAAAGATTTACGTGATTATTTAGACCAAAATAATGGTGATATTATGTTAGTAGATTTTTTAAAAAAAATAGAGCCTATAATTGGTAATAGAAAATGTATTATATTTATTGACGCTTGTTCTGCATTCGATTTTAACTGTGTTTCTAATTCACCCAGGGGAATAGTTAACATACCGATTGATAAAAAAGATGATAAAAACTTATATAATTATGCTCAGTTTTTGGTAGCAAGCAAAGGCAACCCGGACCCCGATATTAAAGAGGCTTATGACCAATATTTTGAAGCATCTGATAAATTTAAACTTAATATAAAATCAACTGTTTTTAAAAATTTATCATTATATGATAATCATTCACCACTTAGACCAATATACGATATCAGATATAGTCCAATCGTTGGGCTTGCAACTCGTTGTATTATAGGAGCATTTGATGCCATAAGAAAAAATTATTTAGACAATTGTGTCAAACCCCGAGAACCTTTTGACATGGGGGCCATGCCTAAACTTAAATTATCTTATGAAATACATTCGGCTGTTGGGGAACAACCAAATGACGATGAACTTCTTGTTTCACATACACAAACTGAACAGGACTATTTATCAACTATAGAATCAACAGGTGATTTTGATGTGTCTTCAAAGACTATAATTAGTAGCGGTAGTAACAGTAACAGTAACAGTAATAGTAACAGTAATAGTAACAGTAACAGTAATAGTAGCGGTAGTAGTAACAGTATAAGTGAAGCAATCGTAAAAGAACCTACTTGGAGGCAGAGAT